TTGCTTATTTCAAACTTAACTACCTGCGTGACGAACAACTCTTTAACGTTCCAATAGAGGAAATGTGATAATGTTCAAAACCGTATACCCAACGACTGCTCACCTGATTAAACAAGCTAGGGGCCGTGTTCACGATAAATCACTTGCTGAACGGCCGCAACCCGAGTTTTTCATTATTGACGATATCGACGAATCTTGGACACCTACCCCGGCTGACCGGGCGAAGATGTTTCACTCTAAAAATCCGGAGGTTATGAAAAGGATCGTGGGGTTATGCCGGAAGTTCAGGAAAGACGGTAACGAGGGACAGTGGGGGATCAAGGGGGCCTTCGAGCAACTGCGATATATGGCCTCTGAAAACGGGCGGTATGATGATTTTAAACTCAACAACTCATACACGGCTTGGTACTCCCGGGAGATAATGAGGCTAAATCCGGATCTTGGGGAAATTTTCAAAACGAGAGAACAGCGATGAATGAACTACGGGAAAGGATTGAGAAGTTAACACGATACGTGCCTGACTATGAGGCCCGTGTAGGGTGGATTGAATCACTAATGGTCGTGGACGAGGATGAGGATAGTGACTACATAAAGTTATCAGACGTTCTCGACTCCCTTCATAGTGTGGAGGGGGAGAAGATACCGAAGCCCGTTGTTGGCTATTGGGCAACGTGTGAGGGTTGTGGTTCGGCTGTTGCAGGAATGAGCGCGTCACACTTGACAGGTATTGAGGTATCTGAAAATATAGCCGAATGGGCTAGCGACGGGTATTTAGTCCATTGTTCAAGAGATCAGGATTGGTCGGTCACTATGGGCACTTGTTCTTGCCCCACAACCAAACAGGAGGGAGAGGGATGAAAGCATACGCTTGGACACCCGCACCCGATAGGTACGCCGACTATTCAACATTGATCTTCGCCAACAACAGGCAGGAAGCAAAGGTTTTAGGGTTTAATACAGATCCTAACCGTGGATGTGGCGACTTTATAGATTGCCGTATTCGCTTACTTCAGGAAACCCCTGATATTATGAATCAGGCTTTTTCAGAAGAACCACATTGCGTGGACAATCCACTTGCTTGTCAAGGGTGTGGACAATGGCAGCCAAACGGATGCACTTGCGGAACGATCTAATTTTAACCACCCCTAGTACGGGAAGAGAGGACTACGATGAAAAACACCGAACTAATTGAAAAATACAATGAGGGCGAACGGTCTTTTAGACTAGCCGACCTGTCTGGAGCCAGCCTGTCTGGAGCCAACCTGTCTGGAGCCAACCTGAGGGGAGCCAACCTGTCTAGAGCCAACCTGTCTAGAGCCAACCTGTATGGAGCCGACCTGTATGGAGCCGACCTGTCTGGAGCCGACCTGAGGGGAGCCAACCTGTCTAGAGCCAACCTGTATGGAGCCGACCTGTATGGAGCCGACCTGTCTGGAGCCGACCTGTCTGGAGCCAACCTGTATGGAGCCGACCTGTCTGGAGCCGACCTGAGGGGAGCCAACCTGTCTAGAGCCAACCTGTCTAGAGCCTACCTGTCTAGAGCCAAATACGGCGAAACAGAAATACTATCTATTGGCGAAATCGGACCAGCACTTTCATCAGGCGGTCACACTACATACCTGGTATTAAAAGACCGAACCATCCATTGTTTGCGAGGATGCTTCTCTGGAACAATAGACGAAATGGACGCAAGAAGCAAAGCGGAACATACCCATGAAAATCGCAGATGGTACGAATCCGCGATAGCTCATATTAGAATGTCTGCTGAACAGGTGTGGGACAAGAGGATGACCCCGGACGCGAACCGCCCCAACGAGCAAATAGAGGATTAAGATGAGCGATAAATCAGAACTTGATTACGGTGTTACAGATGGTGACATATGCGCATCAGTTTCACCCGACCAACCCCTGGTACGGGAAGAGAGGAATAAGAAAATGGAAGCAAATACTCAAGTTTTTGCCTTTGAATGCGGAATAAGGGGCTATGATTACGCAACCGTAGTGAATCATTTTACGAGAGGAAGGGCAAGGGCTCAATTCTTTCGTGGTCTTGAATGGGACGGGCTCGGGTACACGGACATAACGTGCAGAAAGGTCGGGGCCGTTCGGAATACAGGCGGTTTTGCACATACCGCCAAGTACCGAGGTGTTGACTTTAACTGTGGTGATACGGTCTACGTAAACGGCTCGGTTGGCGTGGTTGTTGGCTCGAATAGTTCAGCAAACTTCAATGTGCTTTTTACTTCAGGCAAACACAAAGGGCATACCCTGAATTGCCACCCATCCGAAATTAAAACCGAGGCTCCCGATGAAGACTAAATGGACAGACAACGAGGCAATGATAGCTCTCTTGATTCCGTTTATGTGGATGGATGTGGGAATTGGATTTAATGCAATAGATGATAAATACCTACGGGTTCCTGTTGATCAACTCGATTCGTTTCTTAGCACCGTAGCGACCGAAGCGCGTACTGCGCCCGATTTGGTGTGGGATTTTCGCTCTAAAATAATGATAGCGGCTTGGGATACGTGGTATTCAGACACTCCGTTTGGTCAGTTTATGATTTGCAACTCTGGTGTAGATTACCAAATTCACTTTATGGGGTTAAACAATATCAATTTCCAGATTCTAGATACAAGGGCAACCCTACCCGAAGCCAAACGCCTAGCCCAAGACCACTACAACGAGCTAGTTAAATCAATATGGAAGGTGACGGAATGAAATGGTTTTTGATCTATTCGTTTTTCGCAGGGGCATACACTATCGCCACAATAAGACATTACGGACTTGCGAAGGCGTGTCCTAATTGGCAGACCAAAACGCTTATGTACCTGTCGTTTTTAATCCTTGAAGGTTCCGTGTGGGTATTGGGATTCGCCACAGACATAATGCAATTCTTTATGAGGGAGCAATCAAAATGAGCAATAAAGGAGAACAGTACAGAGCGTGCGCGTGTGGTAGTGATGATTGGATATATAACGATCACATTATCGTTTGTGCCAACGCTGAGTGTGAGTACAACCAACCAGTAGTGGGTGCAAGTCATTGGAATATGTGTATGAAAGCCATTGCCACCCAACCCCAAGCGGTTACGCAGGGGGAGGGATGAAGAGGACAGACGAAGAACGCCTATCCGAGTATCGTTTTAATAAAATTCTGTACAACTGGCGAAGGGAGCTCCGAAGAAAGAAGATCCAAAAACAGATCCAACAAGAAAAAGCAATAACCACCCCTAGTACGGGAAGAGAGGAAATGAAGAAAGAAATAGGAAATATTGGGAATTATTACGGAATGCTTACCGCTAAGAAGAAGAAGGGGCTTTTTTATTGGTCGATAAAAAACTGGGACGGACACCGTTGGGAAGAAATCCCCGAGTCGCTATACAAAGAGCTTATTCAGTTTAATGACAGCCTAAAAACCGAGGCTCCCGATGAAAACCACACTAAATAAAATTAGGAAATACAACCCTTACAAAGAGTCTTGGGTTAGATTGCTGAATCACTTGGGCAAGACGGAGGCTGACGATGAGGATATTCATCTATCCGTAATTCTTGACTTACTCGGATTGCAGGATGCCATCTGGGCATTGCGAGCCGTAGACGGAAAAGAGAAAGAAATAAGACTATTCGCTTGTGACTGTGCAGAACACGTTCTGCCCATCTACGAAGCGCAATATCCTAGTGACCCAACTGTTCGCAAATGTATAGAAGTGGCACGAAGATACACAGGATGCGAAGCAACTAGTGAGGAAATGACTGCTGCTGCTAGGGCTGCTTTGGATGCTGCTGATGCTGCTTGGGATGCTGCTGATGCTGCTTGGGCTGCTAGGTATGCTGCTAATGCTGCTGGTGCTGCTTGGGATGCTGCTGCTGCTGCTGCTGCTGCTGCTGCTAATGCTGCTTGGGATGCTGCTTGGACTGCTGCTAGGGGTGCTGCTAATGCTGCTAATGCTGCTAATGCTGCTAGGGTTGCTAGGGGTGCTGAGCGCAATTATCAGGAAGCACTCATAAGGAAACTAATTGAGGGAGACAATAATGACATACGAAGAAGCAAAGGCTAAATGCCACGTTCGGTCAGGTATTTACAGAGTATCAGACCCTACCAAGACGTACACGGAGGATGACCTGATAAAATCTCATCCTGCGCTAAGAGACATAAACAGGGTTGGAAAAACTGCCCCTAATGTGTACTGGAAGAATCACACTATTCCGCTAGACCAACAAGTTCCAGAAAACGAAAAGCGCAGTAATGATTGGGAAGAATACGATCCAAGAGATCAGCCTGATTGTTCTGCACATAACGAAACACCTGCTTAACGAGGGAGACAATGAGTAAAGAAAAAGTAATCAGTATTAGGCAGGACTTTCATAAAATACTTGACACGTATAAACTGTCAGAACTGGATAGAACTACGCTGAAAGTAATAGCCGATACGCTTGTTGAACAGGTTCACCTAGCCTCTACCCCCACGCCTTCGGGAGAAGACGGGTGGATAAATACGATAAATGGCGGATGCGTGAATCACAGAACATACTTCGTAGAGATTGTGGGCGAAGATGGTAATGATATTCCGAGTTGGGATATAGCTTCGTATTACGAAGGCGAGTTCTATCCATATGGGGTCGATGAGGATGTGGCAAACCCAATCGTTCCGCGTCCTCCGAGATACAAAGCCTGTCTCCCCGATCCCTCACCAACCGAGCCGAGAACGGAAGTGTTGAGCTACAAAGGGCTTATTGAATGGTTGAGCAAGGAGCAGGAAAAAGACGAGTCGTTTCTATTAGGTGAATCCCCGATAGGCCACGACACAAGACTGTTCTTATCTGACATTCAGGAATACTTCGACAGCAAGCTCACCCCCACGCCTTCGGGAGAAAGGAAGGATAACAAGACCTGTGTTTGGGTTTGGCATAACAAAATAGACGGAACCGTTTCGCCTGGATTCAAAACAGAGTGTGGGCAGAGCGTTCTATTTGTAGACGAGATAGATGTAGAAGACTTCCACTTTTGCCATATATGTTCATGGCAAGTTGAGTTAAAATCACGACCCCCACTCCCACCCACCCAACCCAAGCCAATCACGGCGGGAGATGTGGACTGGGAAAATGATTCAACAATCACACTAAAGGGGCATTATTGGTGCAAGCAAGAAAAGTGCAATGTCATTTGGAGCGGAGAATCGTTCGTTTACGAAGATAAATCAGAACACGTTTCATCAGATTATTTCGACTATTACGGTCCATTAGAAAAAATATAACAACAACACGTTAGGGGTAAAACAAAATGGCTAGTTACAAAAAGGGCGGTCTTGATATGAAACGCTACACCGTTCAGAAATCAAACGGAAAACCCGTTGATCCCAAAGCCAAGTACCTTGTGCTTCGAGCAGACAAAGACCCTCACGCTTTGATAGCACTGGAAGCATATGCGGAAAGCGTTTGTCTTGAGAATGAACAGCTTTCAGACGACATAAACGCGCTGATTGATGAGGTTCAGAAAGCCCGTCTAGAGGAGGGAAAGGAATGAGTGACGCTAAAAAAAAGAAGCGACCCCG